TTATAGCTGTATGGTCAGCTTGGCAAGTAACTATTAACCCTGCAACTACTATTATGTATTTATCAGCTACATCTACTCTTGCAGAGTCTCAGTTATATGCTATTAAAAACATGTTAACGTCTAAGCAGTATATACAGCTATGGCCTGATATGTGTTTACCAGATGAAGGTAAGCGTGAAGTATGGAGGGCAGATGGTATTGCTGTTGACCACCCTAAACGTAAAGAGGAAGGTGTTCGAGATTTAACTATTCGTGCAGCAGGTGTAGGTACTACCACAACTGGTGAACACTATGACATTTTAGTTTGTGACGATGTTGTTGTACCTCAGAATGCTTATACAGAAGAAGGTAGAAGAAAGGTAGCAGCTTCTATGTCACAAATGACATCTATCCTCAACCCTGGTGGTATTACTAAAGCAGTAGGTACACGTTACCACCCTAGAGACCAATACCATACATGGAAAGAACAGCGTGTTAAACTCTATGATGAAGATGACAACGTATGTGGAGAGGAAGAAGTCTGGGATATAATGGAAAAGGTTGTAGAAGAACATGGAAGCTTCTTATGGCCTAAAGAGCAAAGAGAAGATGGGCAGTGGTTTGGCTTTGACAGAAGAACCTTAGCAGGAATTGAAGCTAAGTACACAGACCGTACACAGTTCTTTGCTCAGTATTACAACCAACCTAATGACGTTTCTCAACAGAGAATTTCTCAAGATAAGTTTCAATACTATGACCCTAAACATTTAAAGTACTTTGATAATAAGTGGAGATTTAAAGGAGAACCTCTTAACGTCTATGCTTCTATTGACTTTGCTTTCTCTTTAAGCAAGCTTGCAGATAGTACAGCTATTGTTGTTATAGGTATCAATAGTGAAGGGCACATATATGTCTTAGATATAGATAGGTTTAAAGCTGATAAGATTTCTATATACTTTGACCATATTACCAAGCTTCACAGTAAGTGGGACTTTAGAAAGATTAGAGCAGAGGTTACAGTTGCTCAACAGCTAATTGTAAGAGACTTAAAAGATTATATCACTAGAAATGGTATGAGTTTGTCTATTGATGAGTTTAGACCACAAGGTAAAAAAGAAGAAAGAATAGCTGCTACATTAGAGCATAGATATGACAACTTAAGTATGTGGCACACTAGGGGTGGTTTTACTTCTATCTTAGAAGATGAGTTATCACAACAGAATCCTGCACATGATGATATAAAGGATGCCTTAGCATCAGCAGTTGAGATAGCTGTTAAACCTATTAAGAAGAGGCAAAGAGATAATGCGAACAGAAAAGTCGTATACAACAATAGATTTGGAGGTTTAGGTGCCAGGTAAACGAAACTGTGAAATATGTGGCACAGAGTTTGAGTACAGAAGTCCTAAAAAGATTTATTGCTCAAGAGAGTGCCAAACAAGTAAGGCAAATCGAACTAAAGAGCATAAGACTTCTCGCCTAAATCCAATGAGAAGATGTGCTCTATTAGTGTCTATGGCTAAGAACAGGACAAAAGGAAAAGATTTGGCCTTTGATATTGACAAAGAGTTTATTTATAGCTTATGGAGAGAGCAAGATGGGTGTTGTCTGCTAACTGGTAAACCTTTTGCTCTAGTTTCAGGAGTAGGTGTTGTTCCTTACGCCCCCTCTCTTGACAGGATAGAGCCAGCACTAGGCTATACTAAAGGCAATGTCAGACTAATCAGTTACCACCTAAACGTGGCTATCTCTGAATTTGGTCTAGAAGGCTTTGAATCACTATTAAAGGATTACGTTTCTTACCAGAAACAGATAGGAGACATTTTATGAGTAACACAATTGAGGTTAGTAACCTTGACCAGATAGCAGAAAAAGTGTCAAGCTTGTTTCAGAAGTGGGATGACCAAAGAGCACATTGGAAAAGTTCTATGGAAGAGCTACAACAATATCTATATGCTACTGATACAACAAAGACAAGTAACTCAAAACTCCCTTGGTCTAACAAAACGACACTACCTAAGCTTACACAGATTATGGAAAACCTTGTAGCTAACTATGAAGCTTCTTTATTCCCTAATCAAGATTGGCTTAAATGGGAAGCAGGGGACTCTAACTCAGCACTAGCTGATAAAGTATCCTTAGTTACTTCTTATACAAAAACAAAACTTAAGGAAGGTGATTTTAGAAACGTAGTCAGAGATGCATTATATGATTGGACAATTTATGGTAATGCTTTTTCTACCGTTGAGTTTATCAAAGACACTAGAATTGATGAAGAAACTGGTGAAGAGTTAATCAGATTCATAGGTGGTAAAGCTGTTAGGATTAGTCCTTATGACATTGTGTTTAACCCTACATCAGCCTCTTTTGCAGACACACCTAAGATTGTAAGATATATGAAAACTCTTGGTGACTTAGCTTTAGAAGTAGATAAGAAACCAGAGTTAGCTTACTCAGCAGAGACTATTCAAACTCTGTATAAAGATAGAAATACCTTTGGTGGATTAGGTCGTAGAGAAAAGACTCAAGTCCGTAAACAGTTTATGTTAGATGGTTTTGGAAGTATTGATGAGTATTATGACTCTGGTTATGTAGAAGTATTAGAGTTTGTTGGAGATATTTATCTCTCAGGTACTCAGGAGCTTTTAAAGAACTATGTAGTTACTATTGCAGATAGAAAACACATTATCCGTATAGAGGAGGTTACTACATGGAACTCAGAGCAATACATTAAACACGTAGGCTGGAGACCTAGACCTGATAACCTATGGGCTATGAGTCCTTTAGAAAATCTTGTAGGTATGCAATATCGTATTGACCACCTAGAGAACCTTAAAGCAGATATTATGGATATGGTTGCTTACCCTATCCCTGTCATGAAAGGTGATGTAGAGTGGGATGGTTGGTATCCTGGTGCTGAAGTATATGTAGGGGAAGATGGAGCTATCGACCTTCTACGAGTTGACTCAGCAGCTTTATCATATGATAACCAAATCAATATGATTGAAGCTAAGATGGAACAATATGCAGGTGCTCCTAGAGAGGCTATGGGTATTCGTAGCCCAGGTGAGAAGACAGCTTATGAAGTGCAGTCTTTACAGAACTCAGCAAGCAGACTGTTTCAATCTAAGATTACTTACTTTGAAGAGATGTTCTTAGAGCCACTTGTTAATCAAATCTTTGAAGTATCAAGACGTAATTTAGATGGTTTAGACGTTGTTTCTACTATAGATGATGAGCTAGGTATTCAAGAGTTCTTAACAATCACTAAGAAGGATTTAGCAGGTAAGGGTAAGTTCTACCCCAGAGGTGCTAGGCACTTTGCTGAGAAGGCTATGTTTATTCAAGAAGCTACACAGTTCTTGTCAACAATGCCACAAGATATAACCAATCACATCTCAGGTGTAGCTATTGCTAAATCGTTTGCAGAGCATATGAACTTAGATAAAGTCAATGCTTATCAACCTAACATTAGAATCATGGAGCAGTTAGAAGCTCAGAGATTGATGAATGCTGGACAACAGCAGGTAGAAGTTGAAGACATGACACCAGGAGCTAATGGATGAATACTATTTGGAAAAAAGTAGGTTTATCAAAAGAAGAGTTTACAACAATGATGCTATCGTCTGACTTTCTGAGGAGTAAGTTAGCTGATGTCATTAGTAAAGAGTTAGAGTCATTAGAAGTATGCGATGACTACAGTGTAGTAAATTGGCAACTGTTACAAGCAGAAGCTAACGGTAAGCGTAAAGCCTACCAATTAATTTTAAAGCTAATAAAGGAAGACTAACCATGTCGGATATTTTTGAACAAGCAAAAGGTATTGAACCTGCTGCACAAACAGCTACACCACAAGCTGATACAACACCTACTCAACCACAAGTTGCTGTAGAGTATAATGGTAAAGTATGGGATAAAGATGCTATTGTCACTAAGTTTGAGAATGCAGACTCTTACATCAATCAACTAAAAGAAGAGATGGAAGAGCTACGTATGCAAGCTAACCGTGGTGCAACTTTAGACCAAGTACTAAACCGAATGGATAACAAGCAAGAAACAACCAAGCCAGTAGAGCCTACCACACCTCCAGTTGCAGAAGTTGATGTTGAAGCTGTTGCCATGAATGCTTACCAAAAGATTAAGCAACAAGAGCAAATGGAAACTAATCTACAAGCACAGATTGCAAAACTACAAGGACAGTTTGGAGAAAAAACTATTGAAGTTTTAAATGAACGTGCTAGTGAGTTAGATATGACTTTAGATGAAGCTAAGCAATTGGCTGCTACTAAACCAAAAGCTTTTGAACGTATGTTTATTCAGTCGGGAGCACAACAAGGTGTACCTAGTACATCTGGTAATATTAACACAAAAACTTTACAACAAAGTAACAACAAACCTGCTAAACTCTCTAAACTTAAAGGTCAAGAATTTAACCAAGAGTTTGCAAGACGAGCTGCTGAGAAGCGTTCTCAAGGTTTATACTAATTTTATATTAAAAGGAAGAAATAATTATGGCTATTGATACAACTTTACAATCTACACTTGGTGGTGGTTCATTTACTAATGATGGTACTATTGCTAATAACTCACCTGCTATTCGTGCAGCTATCTATTCAGATATGATGATGGAAGAAATCCAAGATGGTTTCTTACCTGATGGTGTTTACCGTGATGTTTCAGAATTCTCTGATGGTTCACAAATCCTTATTCCTCAGTTAGGTAATGTGACTGTTGAGGATGTTGAAGAAACAACTGAGGTTGGTTCACAGGCAATCAAGTTAAGCAAGATTGCTTTACAAATCAGTCAGTACAAAGGTGCAATGACTGCAATCACTGATGAAATGAAGCAAGACTCTTACATGTGGCAGAGTATTGAATCTTCTATGCCTCGTAAGCATTTACGTGCTATCCGTGAAGAGTTTGAAACTAACATGCTATCTGTAGCATCTGCTTCTCAGGTTTCTGCTACAACTGCATGGGCATCTAGTGCTTATGGTTCTGCACAGACTGGTGTAGCTGCTGCTGCAACTATTAATGGTATTCCACACCGTTATGTTGTAGAAGGTACAGGGAATGTTTTCACTCTTGATGACTTTATCTCTGCTAAACTAGCAATGGATAAGGCTAACATCCCAGCAGAAGGTCGTATTGCTATTGTTGACCCTGTTGTAGAAGCTACACTTAACTCTTTAGTTGGTGCTCAAGCATTCTCTACAAACCAGCACTGGGAAGGTATCCTTGATACTGGTTTTGCTAACAACATGAAGTTCATTGCTAACATCTTTGGTTTTGATGTTTATACTTCTAACCGCCTAGCAACTCTTGGTGAAGAAGCTATTGGTACTTTCAAAGATATGTATGATGGTACACTAACTGGTGACATCGTTACTGCTGGTATGAAAGCCAACATCTTCATGTCTGTAGCTGATGAAGAAACTATGCCTCTAATGGGTGCATGGCGTAAAGCACCAGGAATGGAAGGTGACCGTAATGTTGCTAAACGTCAGGATGAGTTCTATTCAACTGCTCGATGGGGCTTCGGTATCCAGAGGCCAGAGAGTCTAATTGTTGCTGCATCTTCTGCAACTAACTACTAGGTTCTAGTTTGGAGGGCTTCTTAGGGAGTCCTCTTTAATAGGTCTTAAAGGAGATATAAATGTCAGACGTTAAAGAAGTAAAAATTATTCAAGATATTAATGGAATGTTTTATGCAAAGTTTGCTAATGGTGGGCAATTACCTAGAGTGTTGTCAGGTATGTGGACACATGAGACAGACTTAAAAGCTAGAGTAAACCACTACTTAAGCACAAGGAGAGCTGTAACAGAAGCTCAAAAGAAAGAAGCAGGTAAAGTGCCTGTAAAGAAACCTACAACAAAAAGGGCAACTAAATGAGTGTAGAACTAAATACATTAATCGACTCAGAGCTTCTTAAGACCACCACAGGGGGATTATCTTCTGTAAGAACACTAAAGTATAATGGGGCTGAGTTAGAATGGACTGAGGACACTCAGGAGGCTTATGTAGGGTTACTGTCAACTGGAAGTGAGAGTATTGTAGTAACAGCAAACACAGCAGAAGATTTTACAACTGCTACTCTGTGGTCTACTACAGCTAATAAAAATACTACTGTAGACTTGTCAGCAGGTACAGTTACTTTAAACTCATCAGGTATTTATAAAATTAGTTCTTGGTCTTCCCTCTCCTCTGATACAGCAAACTCTTTGTTGACAATTAGATATACTGTCAACGGTATCCCATCTTCTACAAGCTTGAAAGGTTTATCTAAAGACATTGGAGATACAAATAACCTATCAGCTTCTGGTTTATTCACCTTAACTTCAGGCGATGTCGTTGGACTTACTATTGAATCTGATAAAGCTTGTACTCTTACTATTCAAGACTGTGGGTTAACTTTACATAAAATTGATGGAGTTTAATTATGATTTTATTGACAATCGTACAGAATATTATGTCTTCTATGTCGTTAGAAGAAGTCAACTCTATTGAGGAAGTCCCAGAGTCTATTCAGATTGCTGAGATTGTCAGAGAAACTTATAATGAGATTCTAGCACACAGAGAGTGGGACTTTTTAAAAGAGACTTTTTCTTTAGAAGCCTCTGGTAGTTCTGCTAAACCTGTTTTAATGGCTATCCCTAGCAATGTCAGTGATGTAAAACTAATTAAGTATTTAGATGAAAATGACTCTAAGTACAAAGATGTTGCTTATGTGTCTCCAGAGGAGTTTATAGAATTAACTAACTCTAGAGTAAGACAAGGCACAAAGTACACAGGTCTTGTTAAACAAGTTGAAGTAGGTTTATACATTTTTACAAATAAGCAACCAGAATATTTTACAACTTTTGATGGTAAGAATATCATCTTTGACTCTTTTAACAGTGAGCATGACACTACACTACAGGCTAGTAAAACTCTTTGTCATGGTACACGTCTACCTACTGTACAGATTGATGATGATTATGAAATTGATATGCCAGAAGAAATGATTTGGTCATACTTGTTGCCAGAGTGTAAATCAGTAGCCAGTATTAATATACTTCAAACAGCTAATGCCAAAGAAGAGCAAAGAAGTCGCAGAGGTCGTTTTAGAATGTATCACTCTCACCCTAAGACAACAGAGACTATTGAAAGAGTTAGAACACAGTTTGGGAGAAAATAATGCCTACTAAAGCAGGTTCAGCTATTTACAACAACTTTATTAAGGGGTTGATTACAGATTCTTCAAACTTAAATTCAGATGTAAACTCTATTAAAGAAGGTTATAACTTTGTACTAACTAACAAAGGTACACTAGAGAAGAGACTAGGCTTAGGCTTAGAGAGTTCTTTTTCCAATGCTTTATATACAAATACTACCTCTTTAATAACTAAAACATCTACTACTTATGATGGAAGACGTTGGTATGTAGTCTTTGATAAAGTATCCAAAAACTTGTCAATCTTAAACAGCTCTGATAACACTCTGGCTTACTCTACTACTGTACTTTCTACAGAAGCAAATGTAAGTTATTCATTCAATGACAGATATATTGTAGTGTCTACAAACTGGTCTGACATAACTGTGCTAGAGTATGTACTAGGAGTATGGGTAGAGTTAGATAACGTAGAAGTAAAAGTAAGAGATTTTGAAGGTGTAATCGACAACCTTGCTAACGATGAAAGACCTGTTAGTTTAACAGATGAACATAGATACAACTTAGAGAATCAGGGATGGGGTTCCACTCTTAATGATATAAATGTTTTCAAAGCATCTAGCCACTCTGGTTATAAGTACCCATCAAACTCTGATATAGCTTCTCTAGGTCGTTATGAAGACCCTGATAAAGATGGAAACATTACTGTTAGGTTTAGAACAGATTTTATCACAACTACCACATTAGGCAACGGACTTGCCCCTAGAGGTAAGAAGATTTTATCTACTGTTGAGCAGTATCCTAAAAGGTTTAATGATTACCAAAACTGTGAAAGAGTAGAAACTGTTAGTACAAATGTTTGTACAGATACTGATGTGTATGGTGACTGTACAAGATATGGAACAGTTACAGAATATACAACAGAGTGTACAAATGTTCCTGGAGCTTCCCTAGAACTGGAAGAGTATCCTTTTGGAAATAGTAACATCTCTGTATGTAACACATTCTTTGCAGGTCGTGTATTCTATGGTGCAAGAAACAATGTAATGTTCTCTCAGCAAGTAGGGCAGACTTCTAAAAACTTTGGAACTTGTTACCAAGAAGCTGACCCAACATCTAGTGAGATTAGTGACATCATTGAAACTGATGGTGGTATGATTAAGATTACAGGTGCTTCTGGTATCTTTAAGCTAATTGAGTTCCAAGACCAGTTGTTAGTATTTGCTAAGAATGGTATATGGTCTATCAGTGGTGGTGAGACAAGCTTCACAGCAGTAGCTTACTCTGTTAGAAAGGTGTCTACTTATACAGCATTAACCCCTGACTCTGTTGTTGAAGTGCCAGGTGCAATACTATTTCTATCTACAGCAGGTATTATGGCAGTTACTAGGGATAATGTAAGTTTTGATGCTAATGTTAAGAACCTATCTAAAGGAACTATCCAAGAGTATTATAACTCTTTCTCTGATGTAGACCTTATCAATGCTGATATGTTGTTCTCCGTTAAAGAGGAAGTTTTATATATTAGAATAGGTACAGACATATTAGTATTTAACACTACACTAGGGGCTTTCTATAAATTAGAGATTCCTCCTAACTGTGTAGGTATGTTGTATCAAGATTCTACACAAGTTATTAAAGAAGACTCTAACATTGTAAACAATGGGACACCTGTTGTTAGTTCTGGAGAAGATGTAGTTATCTCTTTAGACTCTACAATCTCTGTTGTAGGTCAGATAAGATTCTTATATCAAAGTGGAACTGTAATCAGTTTATATTCTATGTCAGGAGTAGATTACTTAGACTTTGGAACAGATGGATATGACTCCTACTTTGTTACAACTAATATTATGTTTGACCACCCATTAACAAATAAAAGACTAAGACAGGTCTCTTGCTTCTTCGAGAAGACTGAAACAGGATATGCAGAGAATGTTGAAGGTGGTTTAGAATATGTCAACCCTAGTCAATGTAGTTTACAAGTTGGTTGGGATATGCCATTGCCTACTTCTTTCCACTTAGACCCTAGAAACAAGTGGTCAAGACCTTATGGAGCTTACAGATTAACAAGATATGAGTCTAAAGACTTAGGAGAAGTTCCTGGAGAGGCTTTAGACACTATTGTAACTAGAACGTCTATACGAGGAAGAGGTAGGTCTGTAATGTTTAGATTCAGCTCTGAACCTGGTTATGACTGTAGACTTTTAGGATGGGTTGTGGACTTAGACCAAAACACAAGGATTAAATGATGTTACCTATTTTACAAGGACTGGAAACTCTAGAACAAGTGGAGGAGTTTCTTATTGAAGTTTCAATGCCTATCCAAGTTAACCACTTGTTTACGGAAGACCAGTATGTTAGAGAGGCTATTATTCCTGCAAATATGTTTGGTATAGGCATGAGGCATAAGAAGAAAACTCTAAATATTCTTCTCAAAGGCTCAGTAATTATGTATGAAGAAACTGGAAAAGAGATAGGAAGATATACAGCTCCTTACACTTTTGAGTCAGATGCTAAGACTAAGAAGTTAGCATTTTTTCCAGAAGATTCTATTTGGTTAAATATCCACGCTACTAAGACTAGAGACTTTGAAGAACTACAAAGAGAGTTGTATGAGGAAGAGGATATTAATAAAAATATCTGCCAAGACTATCAAGGAAACTTAAAGGAGAATTTATGTCAGGATTTATAGCAGGTGCAATTATTGTAACAAGTGCTGTAACTTTAGCTTATCAAGCAAATCAGCAAGAGATTGTTGATAGAAAATCTAAAGAAGCTGCAAATAAACAACAAGCAATGCAAGAAATTGAAGCTGGTAAACAACGTCAGCAAGCTGTACGAGAGGCTAGAGCTGCAAGAGCACAAATGGCTTCACAAGGACAAGCAGCAGGTGTAGAGGGTTCCTCTGGGCTAGGTGGCTCTATGTCATCTATACAGTCTCAGTTAGGTTCTAACCTAGCTTTCCAAAACACACAGACAATGTTTAATCAAGATATGGCTAGTATTCAATCAGATATATATGATGCACAGAGTAACATTGAAATGGGTGGAGCTATTGGTGGATTTGTAACAAGCTCACTAGGTACTTACGGAAGTATGAAACCTAATAAATAAAAGGATATAGAATGTTTGGTGTAGAAGATGATAACACTTTACTTGATTTTGGTGCAGGACAAGAAGTAACACCTGTAGATTCTCCAAAAGAGATAAAACAAAAAGCACTTCATGCTAACATTCTTTCAGAAGAAATGGTAGCTCCTATTGTTCAACAAGAATATGCAACTACAGGTGTGTCTGATACTTTTAGAGAGACTGTTGCTAAAGCTTCTGAGAAGTCTACTTATGCAGCAGAACAAGCTTTGTCAAATGCTTTATTAAATGTAGACACTCCAGAGGAAGCTGAAGAATACTTAAAAGCTTATGAAGAAGTGAGGAATGCTGGTAACAACTACCATATTCAAACTATTAAAAAATTAGCTGAAGGTAATCCTAAAGTAAGAGACCCTAATGCTCTTGCTAAGACACTAGAAGCTAGAAGTGTACTACGTAATGCAGCTAACTTAGATTTTGAAGACTCTACAGTTGGTTCTGTAACTGCTGAGGCAGCTTCTATCTTTATCATACCTTCTATTGCCTCTACACCTTTTTTCTTGGACAACCAAGGGGATTGGAGTAACTATGTACTAGCAGGTAACTTTAAAACTGACTTTCAAGAGTATGTGAAAGGCTTACCAGTAGAGTCACAAAAAGAAGTTTACAAAGAACTCTCTACTAATCTATTAAGTTTTAAAGAGTCTACTGGTTTAGACTTAATAGCTTCTTTAGAGATGCTTGACATTTTAGACCCAGACTATGCTAACTCTTTTCAAAGAGATTTAGACAATGTTGTCAGTGCTGTAGAGACTATACCTTTTGTAGGTGCTTTTGTTAGTGGTGTATCTAAATCTTTAAAGGTAGCCTCTAAAGCTAAGTACATTCTACACCAAGATACAGTAAAAACTGATTCAATGTTGTCTAAGGTAGAAGTAGCTAAACCAGAATCAGCAGATGATTTGTTCAAAGCTGCATTAAATGATGAGGAGATTTCAGAAGTAACTACAGGGGTCTCTGCTACCGAACTTTATAAAAGTAAGATGTATGCTAACACAGTTGACTTAGAAGAGACTAACGATGTCACATGGCTTCGAGATACTATATTAACAGCCCAAGAACAACAAACTAAAGCTTTTGCACAGGGTTCTGGTATTGGTGGTATTAACTTATCAACGGCTGAACAAGCAGCTCAATTGTCTAGTGCAGAGAAAGCTTTAACAGGGGTAGAAACTGCTTTTGTTAAGAAAGTGATTACAGTTCCCTCAGAAGATGGTAATGGTATGATTATCAAGGTAACTCTTGGTGATGATGCTAAAGGTTTTTCTAGTGCTGAACAAGCTTATAGAGCTGGTACAGAGTCCTACTCTCACCTAGGTGTAGATGGTTCTAATGTTGAAATCTTTTTTAAAGGACAGGATGGTGTATACCAGAAGTATGTACAAGGTAAGACAGTTCCTGAAAACACTGAGTTTCAAGCTAGAGTCAACATCTATAGAGATTGGGATACTAAAAACTTAACACCATACTCAGCTAAGGATTCTATTGGGGGAGAGGGTGCAGGTTATCTAGCAAGCCCTATCCAAAGATTTGCAAACTTTATTACAAGAAGTATAAACGTAGCTGAGAATAAAGCTGCACGTAATACAAAACTTCTTGTTGATATTGTTAAACCCTATACAGAGTTAGGTAAAAAGTCTAAGCAAAAAGTTACTGACTTGTTGGAAGATGGTAGTGATAATGGCTATAGACTGTCTGTAAGAGATTTGCATGAAGCTGTTAACGGCTCAGGTTTCACTACTGCTACAGGTAAAGAGATTAAACTTACACCAGAAGAAGCTAAGGGTGTCTTGTCTCACTATTACTTCTGGGATACTGTTCACTTACAGAACAACCGTACAATGGCTAAAGACTTAGCTTCTAAAGGTTACTGGAAGTATTCTGATAGTCTTGAGAACACTTTCTTAGGTAAACCCCTAGAAGTGTTTAAGACAGGTGTAAGAGCATATAATCCAAAAACAGATGAAGTTGTAGAGCTTACAGCAGAAACTAGCAAAAAGTTAGAAGAGTCTGGTTATAAACTAATGTCATTAAAAGATTCTTTCTCAAAGAATGATGCAATAGTTAAACACTTACTTGTTAAGCAGGATAAAGATACAACCTTTAGAACAGTTACACGTAATGACAAAGTATTAGAATACCGTAAAGGGTATGCTTCACGAATCTACGAAGGTGATTATGTTGTTACAAGAGTTCGTAAGATAGAAGGAGAAGCTGATGAGGTAAGAAGTGTTGCTATTACTTCTACTAAAGCAGATGCTCTTAAAGCTATGGAAGAACTTAACAAAGGTTCTACAGATGGTTCTGTGTACTCTTACAGACCTACTAAAGAGAAGTTACAGGCAGAAGGTAAGTCTACTTATTCAGAGCTGGAGTCTTCTGGCTTAAGTGGTAGAGTATACCAAAGACACAGAGGAGAACGTCTAGGTTCAGTTGAAGAAGGTAAAGTTAAAAAGAACTTTGCTAAACTTGATGACCCTGAGAATGTTATTATCAAGTCTGCTTATACTTCTGGGAACTTAGCTTTACACTATGACACTATTGTCTCTATGAAGTCTCGTCTAATGTCTGGTTTTTCTAGATATTTTAGAGGTGGACAATTCCCTAGAACTGTTGATGACATCTCTATACCAAAAGAGGGAGGAACTACAGAGGATTACAATGCTGCTGTATCTTTGTTTAAATACATTCAAGACCAAGAAGGTACAGTCCGGAAAGACTTAGCTAACCGTGTTTGGAATAGTGGCCTAGGAGCTTTAGGGGATTTAGCAGGGGTATCTACAGCAGGTGTAACTAAGGATATTATTGCAACTTTAAAAGCAATCCCACATAAGTTCTTTATCCAAGCAGCTCCACTTAGACAACTTGCTTTAAACTCGCTACAAGCTTTACCTTTATCAGTGTTATCTAACAAGTATAGAGCTAACCCAGTTGGTTTAGTATCTGATACAGTTTATTTAAAAACTCTTAGAGGTTTATCTGATAGTGAAAAAGTGAAAGCTGTTAAGAAGGGTCGTTATAAAATTGCAGGAGATTACTCACAAGAAGAGTGGGTTAAGATTGCAAAACATCTTGAAGACTCTGGCTTGTATGAGGTTATCAGTAGACACGATAACATAGATGCAGGTTTACCAGGTATTAAGTCTAGTGAATTGTTAGAGTTCTTAGACAAGCCTTTTAAACTTGGTAGTAAGTATGGTATGGAGTTAGGGGAAGAGTTGAACAAAACTTCTACTTTCCTTATAGCTCTAGATAGATACTCTAAGAAGTTTAATGTCAAGGTCTCATCTATGACTGAGAGAGATTTCTCAAAGATTGCAGATGATGCTACTAAGTTAGCTTTAAACATGAACCGTAAAGACCAGTTTGATTATCAGCAAGGTGCTATCAGTATTCCTTTACAGTATGTTAACGTATTCCATAAACAAGCACAGATGATGCTAGGTGGTGTTAACTTGCTTGACAAGAAGGAACGTGTTAAGTATGCTGCTGCTCTATTCTCATTATATGGTGCATCTGGTTTAGGACTATACAATGCGGCTGTTGCATTACTTCCAAGTGAACTACCAGAAGATGTAGATGAGGCTTTGAAGTATGGTATGGCTACAGTTGCATGGAATAAACTAGCTAGTTCTATCAGTGGACAAGAAGAGAATGCTAATATTGCAAATATCTCTGCTGCTCAAGGTACTGTACAAAGTGGTTTTGATTTGTTATACGATGTTGTTACTTTAAACACAGAAGGATTGTTAGAGAAAAATGCACCTTTAATGGGGCTTTTAAGCAAGTTCTCTAAGAATACACAGATAATGTTAAAAGCAGCTACTATGAATAATGATGACCTAGCTCCTGAAGATAAAGCAGCAGTATTTGTAACCTCTTTAGGAACAATGTTTGGTACACTTAGTACATCTACAAAAGCTTGGTTAGGTGCTTCTATGATTGAAGGGCAATACTTTGCAGTAGATTCTAGAGGTAACATAATCCCAGAGATACAACGTGGTATTGTTACTCACTTGTTAGCAGGTGCTACAGGTATAGAGTCTCAGAACTTAGATACATGGTATAATCTTAAAGAGACTAAGAGAGGCATTGATGATAAAGCTAAAGAGATAGCAGCACAGTACAGTGTTCTACTCTCTAGTGTATATGCTTCAGCTAATGAGAAAGATTTTGAAAGAGGTTTAAAAACTTTAAAAGCTTATGATGCAGTTATTAAAGAAATGCCTCCTCAATATCAAACAGCTATCAAGAGTGAGTTTGGTAGGTTTTTAAATTCAGTTAATGGCAAAACTACTGTATATAAAATGTATGATTATAACTACATGCAAGATAAAAAGTATGCAGATAGACTAGAAAGCTACCTTAAAGATTCTACTGACCCTGCTTCTCAAGACATATTACAAATGATTAGGAGTCAAAAATAATGGCAATGTTTAACCCTAACTTACAAGTTAAACCACAAGGGGAGGGGTATGTAGCCCCTGTTAAGCCTGACAACTCTATTGCTGTAGCAGGTATAAACCTGTTAGGCAAAGCTGTTGAAACAGCAGGTGAAGTATACCAAAAAGGACAAGATGAACAATTGCTAGGAGATTTTGTAGGGAGTAAGCCTGATAGGATTCTAGTAGAAGAAGGTGACATAGATTTAAAAGAAGCTCACAGCATGTTGAACTTAACTCAACTAGAAGCAGCTAGACAACAAGGTGTACCTGCTTCACAGTTAAACACAATGTTTGATGCTAGGTTAAAAGCCTCTATAAACTCTCGTCCAGACATGGCTGACAAGCTTAGACAAACTGCTGAAAAGTGGTTTGGTAAATCTAGTGGAGGCTCTAGTGGCTCTGGTTTGTTTAAGAAAGAAAAAGATGAGCA